CAGCCATTGGAAAAGTGGCACCTTAAGTTCCTCGATCGCCTTTCTGGCGAGTATGGCCTGTACCAAGGGCACACTGAGGACGGAGAAAGAACCGTCTGGGTCTCCGGTGACTATTCCGGCGCGACTGATGAGATTGATATCAGGTTGACTCGCGCGTGTCACGGACTCATGATGTCTCGATTGAAGAGGTCGCTCCGCCGCGAAGGCCAGAGCGAGGACTTCATCGAGCAGTACATCTTGGCGTTGACTGCGTGTATTGAGCCGCACAACGTTGGGTATGCCAGTAATTACATACACATGGCCGCCGACCAAGGCGAGGACTTGCAGACGTGCAAGCAGCTGAATGGACAGCTGATGGGAAGTACACTTTCTTTTCACATATTGTGTATCGTGAACTTTTGCGTAGCCTGGCTCGCTCTGTTCCCATACGTGGATGACTTCGCGAAGATTCCGATCCTCGTGAATGGAGACGACATTCTCTTTCGTTGTCGTCAGTCGCAGTATGCGACTTGGTGCGATCATATCAAGAACGCTGGCTTTCGCCGCAGCGTTGGCAAGAACTTTGCTCATGAGGACAAGATTTTTATCAACTCACAGCCTTGGATCGCTAGGAAACGTTCTGATTTTCCTGACTCGAAACTTTGTGAATTCGAGTACCTTCCATTCTTCAATACCGGCCTGCTGCATGGCCAATCAAAGGTAGCGAAGAAGCCGTCCGTTGAGGGCGAGTCTGGTGGCACTTACCAGAGCCTGTTTTCGCTTCAGCCCGAAGCTGTTGCAGGCGCACAAAACCGCGAACGCGCGGTCCGCAGATTTCATACTGTCCATCGTGAGCATCTCAAGCATGCGTCTGCGGATGGTTTCTTCTCGTATCACGCTCCTCGTGAGTACTACGGACTAGCAATGGTCCCTAGCGAGAAGGCTCTGTTTACAAAGACCCAGAGATTGATGGCATGCGCCGTATATCGATCTGGTCTTGAGTTCTGCAAAGCAGGAAAACTCTACATTGGCGACGGCATGGTATCAAAGCCGAAGCATGACCTTTCAAGAATTCAGGGTCAACAAATGTTGTACAGAGGGTGCACTGTTCCGCCCGCAAATGTGCGGCCTGGCGCTAATGGTTTCACTGTTCTTCAGAAACTTGAGCGCGCGGATCTTGGAAAGACACAGGATGTTATCACAAGTCCTGATGGTGAAGAGGCCATGATGGCCACCGCATATCAACTTCGCGGTAGAATGGAGAAAAAGCTGAAAAGCCCGACAATGTTCGAGCCGTACTCTGATGATTTGATTTCCATCGGGTTCTGTCAGCGACCTCTTTCTGAGGATCCAATCTTCACTGGTCTTTCGATTTTCACTGGTCCTGCTCGAGCTGTTGCTCTAGAGCCTTAGGGACTTGGTGTCAAAGGGTATGTAAGATAGAACGTCGCGTTGCCTATGCGATTGTTCGAATCATGTTGAAAGTGGAAGGGTCCCTTCGCGGGCAGCCCAACACACAAGATCTCCGCACTGAAGCGGTCAAATCGAGCGTCTTGGTTCATGTGTTCCATTTAGACTTCAACAATTACATCCATGTGAGTTATGCTTTGACTGTAAAAGCAGGGTTAGTTCTTCGACCTGGTCAATGTCGTTAAAAGGAATCCTGCAAGTGAGGCGGTGCCGTCGGAAAGACGGATGGAGGTGCAGTAGCAGTGCAACAATCCTCTTCGAACAATGGTGAAGCCCTATTCGAATGACGGTGCATGTTATGCGATCACATCACACCCAGCCTAACGGCTTCAGATGGGAAGCGTCTTCGGACGTATACGATAGCCCACTAGCCAACCTGGACCGCGCTTCTTTGTGATAGCGCTTTTATCTCCTTGCACTCACCAACACAACGATTGACAGCTTCGTTTGTGTATGGGGTCTCTCAACTCCCTCGTAGTTTCGACGGTAGCCGTACAAGACGGCTTTGCAGTTCACTGCACAGAAACTCGGTTGAACCAAAACGGTACCTTGAAGACATTCTTGGTCTAAGATTTCCGTACTAAGGGCCCGCCTCAGTGAGGTTGTGCGTCCGGAAGTAGTCGACAGACTGCACGGTTCGTAATGTTGAGCGATGAACAGTCGCTGGTGCGTAGATGTACGCCATTTGCTTTGCGAGCTCGAGGTCCGAGCGAAAGTTGAAATAAGCCCCAGGGGGGTTCGGATTCACGCAAATGTGTTTGGAACAGGTAACCCATGTTATCCAAACGTGGCAAAGCCAATGGTAAGGCTACTGCAAAGAAAGCACCTCGCGCTGCTCGCGCGAATCGTAAGAGCAAACAAGTCCGAAACCGCCCTAGTGGTATGGGTTCGGCGTCAAGGAGTCAGACTCAACGTATCTCTGCTCCTCTCTCAACCGGCATCGTCAAGTCGAAGTTCTTCGGGATTTCTTTCGGTGCTGCGGCTCGTCATCCTGACTACCCTGAAGGTGGATTAAGGATCGCAGGGAAGCTCCCTTCTTCAGAAGGAGTCCTTGTAGAGAGCAAGACCTATGTCGGCGCCTTTAACACTGGCACGAATAGTTCTATGATGATCAATCCTTGTGGAAGCCTGGGCGAAAACGCTACCCAACAGCTCTTTGCGACATCAAGTCCATTGACTGTCTTCTCACAATTCTTCCGACGTTTCAAGTTTCGGAAGCTCGCGCTTGAGATTACGTCTGAGATCCCACCTGGTGCTACCACTGCTGCTGCAGGAGCCGGTGTGATTCTTCAGATCTCGCACGAGACGGATTCGGTGACCGCTGATGCTTTATGCGGTACGTACACAATGGACACTGCTGTCACTTCGAGCAATTGTGTGCGCTTTCCTGTCTGGACACCTGAGATGCGTTGCATCATCATCAATGAAAAGAGTGCGAAGGGCGATGATCAGCTCTTTTGGACATCATCAGCCGACTCTTCTGCGTCGACCCTCGCTGGGGATCGATTCAGCCATCAAGGCGCGATTCTGGGCGCTTATAGTCAGGTCAATGCAACAGCAAACTTGACAACTTCGAAGGTCCTTGTTGACTTCGAAGTAGATCTGTATGGCTTCAGCAATGTTGCCGCCGGCGCTATTGGCCAGATCTTTCGTGATGGTTCACGTGCTTTGAGAGCACAGTCTCGTGATCGGGGAGACTCTAAACGACCCGTCGATCAGCCTGATGCTGATCTCACTGACTTCGTGAGTTTGACTCCGAGGTCCAACCGCCTAAAGGTTGTCACTGCAGTTGAGCCAGATCTCCTGCGACAATTTTCGAGCGCTCCTCCGAGCGTTCAAGGCGCGCGCATTTCTTCTAAGAAATAGGAAGTGGCTTCATCCTTGTCTGGTACCTTCGGGAGCACCGGATGCATGATTGCCTAACCTACAGCGCGATTTCCGACATGTCAAGTCGGCTAGAGTTCTATACTCTACGTTACAATTTTCGTGTGATCAGATCAACACTTAATTGTTCTAACTAAGTTGAGGTACATCTACTAATCTTCCCCTGAAAACTGCGTCATCTTGAGCAGGGAGTAAGGCCGAAAGGGTATGGTAAGTGAGGTGATGTGAAGACTTTGTTGGTTCATGCAAGTTGAGGAATTCCTTGCGTTGATTGACGACCCACTCTGGTTAAATCGTCTGTCGTTCCCATCTTGGTACTAGGTTAACTCCGAAATCCGAGATGGCCCGTCTTGTACGGGGCGTTTGTAAGTCGCTTTCATGCGCATCGTCGAATTGAGCACTTTCTGAGTGGTGTGTTCGTTGGTTGATTCATGTTGTTTTGAATCTGGTTGTGATGTATTTCCATGTCACACGAACTTCTTGCGGATTTAACCGCTGGAGGGCTGGAGAGCCCTGAGACGCTATCGTAGCGTCCTCTCAATGTTATGTGAACACGAGACATCCCCCTCGTGCACCGGCTGGTCAGACCGGCACACTACCTATAAGATGGAGATGGATTTGGTTTAGTAACTGCAGTACATGTCTTACCCTTGAATGGGCGCGTTGTGCAGTGAAAGACTGTTGAAGTTGGAACGAGCGTCGTTTGCTCGGATCGTAAACCCTGAAACTCACACATGAACTGATACTAGCGATTCGTCGCGAAGTAGAGCAGATTATGTCTAGAGATAACAGTGAGGTAACGATTCCAATTATTCTTCAAAATCCTTCTATCTTGGTGGAACTCCTCAATCGTGAG